GATTTAAAAGAAATGCTTATCAAGAATGAAGGCATTGAATTAAAACCTTATCAATGCACTAGCGATAAAACGACCATTGGTGTTGGTCGTAATCTAACTGACAATGGCATAACTATACAAGAAGCAGAGTTGTTATTAGCAAATGATATGGATGGTGTCTTCAATGATCTTGATAGAAACATCCCCTTTTGGCAATCTATGCCATATAACGTCAGATTGGTTCTAGCGGATATGTGTTTTTGCTTAGGCATCAATCGGTTACTAAAATTCACAAAGATGCTTGAAGCTATGGAAGAAAGAGATTTTGCACTAGCTGGTGAAGAGTTATTAGATTCTACTTATGCGGTACAAGTAAAGAAACGAGCCGATAGAAACTACCGACTCGTTATAGGGGAGAATTAATCAGCTATTTGAAAGCAGACATATTTATAAAAGAAATAACATCTGAAGTTTCTTCATCAATATATTCTATAGCTTCATCTATACTTCTGATATCTCTGTAAAGTGTGCTGTGTTGTACATTATCTTGATCGTAAACAGTCCAATATTTAGCAAAACCATTCGGTTTTTTTATTGTCCAATTTTTATATTGAACTTCAATTGGATTGTTTAAATCTACTGATCTTTTTGATTTTATTGTTTTCATAATTTTCTCCTTTTTTGTAAATTATATTATAAATATACACTTTCTACAGAAATATACAACTATTATTCAATCTTTTTTTGGCAATTCTTTGATACTAAATCTTCTTGAAGTATAGGCTTCTTTTGCAGGTACTACCTTCTCAGGTTGTGCTTTGTAATTTACAGTCTGCCAAACTGCCTTATGGCTCTCAGAATAGCCTTCTTTGGCTTCTTTCATAGACATCATGATACTTTTCTTAGCTTCTTCAATATTGTCCTTTAGGTTCTTTATTTGTGCTTCCCAAGCCAAAATGTTATCTATCTGTACTTGGTCTTGCTTTGTTAGTTCTGTCGATTCACCATTGTCTTGCGGTGTAATGTAACCAGCTTCCTTTGTGTCAAAAGGATCATACCAATCTAAATTAGCAACACGATTATTAAAATCAATTACTGTTGGTTCAAGCACTTCTTGTTCCCATTGTTCGTTACGCTGATAAAAATACATTCTCAGATCAGAGCCATTTAAAACACAAACGACACTCCACGAAAATTCACTTATTGCCATTAAACCTTTTACCTGAATAACGCCACGATAGGTTGGTAGGCTTTCGCTTAATGGCGCATTGGTGACTTTGATTTCAACAATACCTTTACCATTTAGCTTAATGCCTTCGCCATCTTCAAGTTCAGGACAATAAAAACCTTTATCTACATCTTTGGTAATAAATAGATTATCAGCAACACCAATACAATCTATTGAGCCATTTAGTGTGACCTTGTTATGCCTGACAGCTTCTTCTACTACCAACTGTATATCTAATAAGCCAATCCTTTTAGCTGCCAATTCAGCTACAGGTTTTTCTAAAACATTGCCTACTTCCATATAATTATTAGTTGGTATTCTTATATCTTCACCTTTCAAGGCTTTATGACAATTCTCCAATACTTGATTCCTAGTTTGATAGGGATTTTGCCCTGTAATCAATGGCTCTAATAAACTACAACTGATTTCATAATCAGGTGTTAGTTTTCCAACAGCTTCAGCAGTATGGTCTATCTTTTGTGTTTTCATATCTTGTTTTTCCTTTTTAAATCTTTTCTAATTCTGTTCAAAGTTTTTTCTGTTAGCTTTCCAGAATATTTAATCTTGGTTTTCATATTTATCTCCTTTTGTTGTGAATTAATTCAATTTCCATTTCTAAATAATGTATTGCTTTTTTAAGGTCATTGATTCTATCGTCTTTATCTCTACTGATGTATTTAACAGCATTGCCACAACAGTAAGACAGTTTATTAGCCAAGATATATTCTATTGGTTCTATGCCTAAATTCTTGTAGTGCTTACCTGCTATCTGTTTTGTTAGGCTCTTTGGTTTTTTCTTCATCTTCTTCTCCTTTTTGGGTAGGGTTTTATTTTAGTTTTTAAAACTTGCATCATCTGTTTTTTTTCTTTTTTATCACCTAGCAGATAAATATATCTGCCCTTTGGTTTTCTTAATCTGATTTCTAAATCTTCATTGTTTGCAACAAATTCTTCCATTGATTTTTTGCTTCTTGTTTTATACTTTTTGTAATAATCTCTGTCGTTTAAAAATATTTTGCCATCTTTGTAATAAATATCATGGTGTTTTGTATTTCCAAAACCTAAGTAGTGCCAATTTGTCGCTTGATATAGTGTGCCTATTTCTCCTGCTTCAGGGTCAGAAAAAGCAATAACATATTTATATCCTTCTTCTTTCATTAATTTTAATGTTTTGCCAATTAATTTACTTCCTGTGTGTGGGTGACACCAATGAACACAAGCACCGCGTGAAAGCTGTATTCCTTGTTTTGCATATTCTGTTCCAACGTAAGGTGCATAAGGATGTCCACCGCTATTTGTGTTCATAGCTTGAAAATATCCATAACAAACAACACCACCTAAGTGTCCATCAAAAAAAATACCAAAATGTTTTTGCGTAGTTCCCATAGTTCCTAGCCATTCATATTCTAAAATTATTCTTTTAGCTTCATTTGTGCTTATTTCTTTAACTACTGCATTTTCAATATTCTTATTAATGTTATTCCAATAATTACCAAATAAATCTTCAATTGTTTCTTTGCTTTTTCTCTCTCTTATAATTCTTTGATGTGCCTTACCAACTAACAAATAATCATTATTTTTTTTCATCATTTTGTTTTTTATCTGTTCCATTCTCTCCTTGTTTATTTTGTTTGTACATTTTCATCAATGCTTGATAAAACTTTTTCTCGCCCTGTTTTTTCTTTGGTTGTTTGTATTGATAGGGATTCTTTTTTTTCATGTTTGGTTATAAATTCTTTCATATCAATCATCCATAATTTCAAAACAGTTGCTTGTTTGCTATGAAATTCTGCATTACCAAAATCTTTTCTAGCCTGTTCATTATGATAATCAATAATCTTCAATATTATACCTATTGCATCTTGATAAGGTTGCCTTACCGCAGAACTAAAAGTTCTTTTGACTTTGCCCATAATGTTCCCAAACTTGATTTGATATTTCATCAACTGAATCACGACATTGTATCGGTTCATCTTTACCAACGAGATAAACACAAGTAATGCCATGTTCTTTAAAAACACATCTGAAATCATCAAAGTCGATGTAAACAGAATCGTGCGACATATTAAGTCGCAGTCTTAATTTATTCATCGTTCTAATAAATTCTTTACTTGTGATGGATGCCAAATATCTTTGCCATATCTGGTTTTGATTTCTTTATCCGATAAAGCATCAGCAATACCTTGTAAGGTTTTTACACCTGATGCTTGTATATCTTTAATAATTGGCATGACATCTTTTTTATAGGCTTGATATTTTTCTGTCCTTGCCTTGCTCATGGCTTCCCATGAGTTTTTCATTTTATGATTTTCTTTCATAATTTTCCTGTAAATAAATTTGTAAAATCTTTTGTAATATCTTCCTGTGAGCTAGAATTTGTTTCAAAATTTTCTTTTGCAAATGTTTCTTTGTTTTTTCTAACATCAATTTTGTTTTTTGAAATTTCATAATAAACTCTTAAAATATTTCTAGCTTTAAAAATTATTTTTGGTTTTAAATTTTTTTTATTTTGCAAACCTATTTCTTGTGTTTTGCAAATTAAATTTTCTTTCGTAAAATCTTCTAAATTTTTTATATTGTAAAATCTTTTTACAAAATCTAACCTTTTAAATCTTTTATGACCTATTTCACCATAGGTGATAATAATTCCCTTTTTTGCCATTTTTATTGCTAGGTCAAAACTTTCATAAGCACTACCAAAGGGATCAAGATCAATTAAATCAAAGTTTTCATTTTTATAATATAAGTAGCATAACAATTTTAAAGAGTCCATTTTGTAATCATGCTGACTGCCATCATCTTTATTTACGCTTTTATCATTAGTAACAATCTTAGTAAAAAAGTTTTCATTTATCTTTATAAGTTTTTTTTCTAATTTTTCGTAGTAACTATATTCTCCAGCAAAAACATCTAAAATAGTTCTTGGTTTTATATCGTTTATGAAATAAAGGTTATTATCATATTTTTCTTTTATATGAGATTTATTATATGTGTTATTTTTTTTATTAATTCTTTTCCATTTAACTCTAACAGAAACTTCACTTCTGTTTAACAAACCACTAATTTCGGAAAATCCAAAATTTTCTTTTTTATATTTTTTTAGCAACTTAACATCTTCATCTGTCCACTTTTTCGGCAAAGTTTTTGTATATCCTTCTTCTAATAATTTGTTGATTTTCACTATTTCTCTTCTAATTGATGAAACTTCATCCATATCCATTTTTCTAATACTTCTCCTGTATATCCCAATGCTTCGCCTTCTTCTCTTAAGCGGTCTAGTATCTCGTCATTAACAGGGTGGCTCATAATAAAACTATTTCTAAGTTATAAACAAAAGCAATAATTATGATGGTCATAATAACTATTATGATGTCTTTAGGTTCTCGCATCTTTTCTCCTTTTTTTGTTATTAGCTTCTCTTGTCATGTCATTCTCCAAACCAAACCATTCTTCAACAATAACTTTTTTAAGTTCTGCATCAGACATATCTGTATTGTTGGACAATAATTCAATGTGTTGTGGCTTAACTATTAAAGTTGCATACCTATGATACTTCTCATCAGTAAATTTAAAATGATAGCTAGTACCATAATAAATCCATTCATCATTTACTCTTTCTGTATTGCTCATTGTGATAATTCTCCTGAATTGTGTAATTGCAAAATACGTTTTGATTTTGATACAGGGTCGCTAATGTATAGCAAAGATACCAAAACATCTCCTTCATAACCTTCAATGCAGTTGTCTTGTACTTTGTATTTCAATCTTTTTTCCTAGCTTTTTCTAATCTGTAATCATTCAAAATAATTACGCCTTTTTCTCTTAGAGCATCTTCTTTTTTAGTTCGCTCAATCATTCTATCAATAAAATCTTTTTCCATTATTGACAAGCCTGTATTACTTCCCATTCTTCTAAAGAAACAATCTTAGGATGCAAATGTTCATGTTGTTGTTTTTTTCTTTCCAACAATAAATCATTGTTGGACTTAACGTGTAAGACATATTTGTTGGTGTCTTGCCATTTAACTATTAGTGCTTTCATTGTTTTCTCCATATAAAATATTAGACTCAATTACAAACTTTGCTTCTTCTAAAGTTTCTAAAAAAGAACCACGAAAGCCATAAATTTTTTTGCCATTTTTATCTTTAACAAAATACTTTCTTCCATTTTTTGATGTAGGTGTTTTGCCATAAAATTCTATACAAATTGTATGACCTTTATATTTTCTTTCTTCGTAGTGGTGCATAATTTTCTCCTTAGTTGTTAATTACAAGTGTCATTTAAAACTATTATCAAAAAAAATACAACAATTATTTTTAATTTATTTTATAAACAATAGTTGTAATTATCTGTGCATTTGCTATATTCACAATATAATTTTAATTAAACAAGGAGAAAATTATGAAAAACAGAAAATTAGAACTACAAAAGTTTATAAAATTTCATCAAGATAGGTTAGAAAATCTTATTGAAAGAATAGACAATAGTAATCCTTTATATGAACATCAAATGAATGTTATCGCTGACCATAAAAAAGCGATAGAAGATTACAAAAAAGAAATAGCAGAACTTAAATAGTCTTTTTTATATAAGAAGCCACTCGAAAGAGTGGCTTTTTTTTACATTTATTATTGACAAAAAAATAATTAATAGTTTATGGTGTCACTTCATGGAGAAAACTCAATGACAGAACAACTAACTAATGGACACTATCGTTTAGAAGATGATGTTCACTTTCAGGACTTCTGCACTAACATTTGGCTTCGTTATCTGACAGAAAAATCTGTAAAGGAAGAAGAAGCGTTAGACCTTGATCCATTTGTTGAACTGAACATTGAGTTTTTAAAACATTGTTATTTAAAATTAATTAAAGGAGATATTACGACATGACAGATAATCCATTTGAAGGCTTCGATTCAGAAGATAGTAGTTATATAAAACATCACTTTCAAGAAAAGTGCTGGTATCGAGGAGATGAAAAAATTGATGTCAATTATTTCATGGTAGATACAGATACAATCCAAATTGGTTGGGGTCGTTACGATACAAGTAGCGGATATGACTATGTATGGCAAAAAGATTTATTTACACCAATCGAAAGACCAAACGAAGAATATAAAAAAGCCTTTTCGGTTTGGGTGTTGCCTAAATATGTTGAAGGCAATCAAAACATCACACAGCCTGTTTCTTTATGGCAAAGACATAGCTTTGGTGAATTTAAAGGTTTTCAAAGTATGGGTTCTAGTTTTTATGCTGAATCTCAGAAACCAGAAAATAAAGGTAAACTGCCTGTCGTTAAATGGACAGGATCAGAAAGTATTTCTGTTGGTAAAGGCTCTACAGCTATTCCTAATTTTGAATTTGCAGGTTTTAAAGATAGACCTGCTGAGTTTGTCATCCCAAGTATTGGGTACGACACGTCACCATCTGACAATCAAAATGGCGAAAGCCAATCTGATAATTTTCTCCCTAAGTCGGATGGTGACACCAAAGAATCACATCCTGTATTAGATACATTGGATTCAGGTGATATTCCATTTTAATGATTGATGGAATTAGATTGGGAGAAAATCGCACCTGAAATAGCGGTGCAAATATTAGGTGAGCCTACTAGCAAATCTTCTACTCATTGGAGATTTAATAGGAAAGGCTCACTCGCCTTAGACTTAAATTCTGGCACTTTCTTTGACTTTGAAAATGGTCAAGGTTTTGGACTTATAGAATTTATTAAGAATCGTGGTCTTGATCCTGATGATTTCTTAAAAGAATACAAACCTGTAGATACACAAACATCAACAAAGCCTACAAGAACATTTACCGATAAAGATATGTACCAGCTTAAAACTGAGTCTGTCGTTTATCTGCGTTATTCTGATTCTTTTTGTGTAATGCGGTTTCCTAATGAACATTACATCAAACAAAAATACGCACCATTTACTAAGATTAAAGATCAATGGGTAATGAAAAGACCTGATGGCATCTTGCCTATCTATTGTGAGAATCAAAAACCTGAAGATTATGTTGTTATCAATGAAGGTGAGAAAGCCTTGTTGGGATGTAAAAGCATATATGATGGCGATGCTTGTACTTGGCATGGTGGAGTTAATAATTTAGATAAACAAGATTGGACACCTTTAAAAGACAGAAAGGTAATAATATTTCCAGATTCAGATGAAGCAGGAAAGAAGTGTGCAGAAGAATTAAAAGAGAAACTTAGTCAGATAGCCAAAGAAGTTATTATTGTAAAACCACCAAGAGAATTTAAAGACAAAGATGATTTATATGATGCCAAAGTAAATGATTTCTTTTCATCATCACAACAGTTTTTGGATTATTGTTTAAATAATCAAATCAAGAAAAGAGTTTCTTTTGATCTGATTCAAGTAAATGACATCATGCAAAACATTACACCGCCTAAATGGGTGGTCAAAGATATATGTGAAGAAGATAGTGTTGTAGCTATCTTTGGACAACCTAAAAGCGGTAAGTCTTTTGTCACAGTAGATTTAGCTTGTAATATTGTTTTAGGTCGTGATTGGCATGGACATGAGACTGAACAGGGTTCTGTTGTATATTTGGCGGGGGAAGGTATGAGGGCAATTTCTAGGCGTTTCTTAGCATGGCAACAATTAAATGCAACTAGGGTAAAAGATGCACCATTACTAATATCTACTAGAGGTGCAAGGCTATTAGATGATAAAGACCATCAATTATTAAAAGACACAATAGATAGAACACAAGACGAATCAGGCAAAGTTAGAATGATTGTTGTTGATACTTTACAAAGAAACTTTGGTGCTGGTAATGAAAACTCTACTGAAGATATGTCAGCATTCATAGAAAGAATAGATGATCTTAGAGATTCATATTCTACTTGTATTTGTATTGTGCATCATACAGGACATGGCACATCATCTAGGGCAAGAGGAAGTTCTGTAATACAAGCATCTGTAGATTGGGAATATCGAGTAGCAAGAACTAATCTTGGCAGCGATATGTTTGTTGAGTTTAGTCAAACATTAGTCAAAGATGGTAAGCCTGTAATGCCAAAGAATTTTAAATTTATAGAACAGAAATTACCATTTCACGATATGACATCAGGCGCATTAGAGATTATTGATGTTGGTGATATGCCTAAGAAAACCAAAGTATCTGAAAAAGGACAAGCGATAATTGATGCCATTAAAACTGCACAAGATAAAGCAGATGAGCCATCAACAGTTTGGTTAGGACAAGCTGAGATTTCCAAGATAACCAATCTCAATGATTCAACAGTTAAAACATGGCTTAGAAAATTAGTTGAGCAAGATATTTTGACTTATGAGAAGGGCAAAGGTTATCAAACTAACGAATATAATTCGGAGATATTTTAAATGTATATGGTTTGTAATTGGTTTGTTTTGGTTGGTAAAACAGGTGGTTTTAGGGTAAATGGCATAGGAAAATGGTTGGTTGTATATACATCTCTATGTATACAACCACCAACCATACCAACCAAACCAAATTAAAAATATGTATTC